TATTTCGCCCACAAGCGCCGCCAGACGGTCGAACTCCTCGCGGGTGACAAATTCCACGCCCGGCTTTTGTGGCGCGTTAGGGGTCGTTTCTGTGCGTTCTACGAGGTCATAAATCTTGAGCGTCGGTTTCCCGCTTGCGTCTGCCTGCTTGAGGTAAACGGTGGGGGCGGTGGAATCCCACAGTGCTACGGCAGAGTTGGGTGCGATGAGATAACCTCTTGCCTCCTGCTCGCCGCTTACCCACTGTACGCCGCCTTGTGCGATGGGGTTCTGTTGCACTGGCTGCGACATAGGCTGCTGCATGGGCTGCATCTGTGGCTGCTGCATCTGCCGCATCTGCATGAGGTTGTCCGGCATCGGCTGCGGATAATAGGGGTTGAAATAGGGATATGCCATGTTCATTCCTCCGTTTCTTTGTCCCAGAAATAAAGCGGGATTTCGTTCTCGCTGTTCCAGCTGTCATAGATAATCCCGTCCTGAACGCACACTACATGCCCAGAGAGGGCAAGAATATAAGTCCCGTGCGGGTGCTCATCGGCAAACCTGCCGACCGTGTAACAGTCCGGGCAAGTGTCCGGGATAATATGCCGCCGGTATCCGATACTGCGCAAGTAAGACCCCCAACAGGCGTTAGCGTTTGGCAAGTCGCCGTCCAAGTAGCCCCGCATGCACAGCCGGAGATAAACCTCGCCCCAATCCTTTCCCGTGGCCTTACAGATTGCACGGACAGTGCAATCGGACACGTTTTTCCCGCAGGGATTTGGGTTAAAATATTTATACATGATTGCAATCCCTATATAGGCTTTCAGCAATTTCCACATACGCTAAAAGCTCCCGGGGATCGTCTGCGTACAGAATGCAAATATCCTGCGCCATTTGCTCCGTGTATCCGCAGGCTATAAGCCGTTCGTACATTTTGCCACCTTCTTTCTGCTTTTATGGTACAAAAAAACAGGCACCCGAAAGTGCCTGAAAAGTGTCAGGAAAAGTAAAAATCCCCCCGCCGGTTAAGGCAGGGGGATAAATAGTTCCTGTGCAATTTTGTGGTATGCTCTGCATCTGTGCCGCTTCACCGTTTCCACGGACATATTCCGCTCCATAGATACCTGTACGCAGCTTTTCCGGCGTACATCGCATTCTATGATTACCATCGCTTCGTTGTCGGGAAGCAAAAACGATTCGACAAACGAAATGGCTCGTTTCGGTGGCAGCTTTGACAAAAAGTCTCTTACGGCCTTGTGGTTGCTGTTCATGTGCAAAACCATAGCCGTGGAGGTGCGGATGCTTACGCATGGGCGCAAGGTCGGCGTTGTCGTAGCCTATACTCCCTCCAGATGATTTCTGTTACCGGATGAAGCCCTCGAAACCGGCAGCCTTCAGCTTGGCCAGAAGCTTCTCGGCGTTCTCGCGGTTGGCGAAAGCGCCGACCTGGACGCGGTAGAGCTTATCGGCGGCAGGCTGCTCCGGCTCGGGGTCGGGCTCTACCGGCTCGGCGGGCGTGGGCTCTGCCGGCTGCCCCGTCTCTTCCTTGCTGTTCAGCAGCTCATTCACACGATCCTGTACGGCGTCGTAGTCATAGCCTGCTGCCTCCAGGCGCTGGCGGCGGTCGGAGCCATTGCCCCACTCGCCACGGATCACCTCCCAGGCAACCTGGGTCACGATCTCGGACGGATGAGGGGTTTTGTTCAGCCGGCTGTTGACCTCTGCGGCAATGCGGCCCATGCGCTCGTGCAGGTAGGGCCCGGGGCAAGCCGTAGCCGTAAACATACGGTGCTCGGTCAGGTTGCCGTCTGCATCCCCGGTGTAATTAAGGGCCTGTATGCCGTTGCGCTGGCAGATGTCCACGCACAGGTCAATCAGCTTGCTATAAGCCGCATTGGAGACGGGCCAGTCGCCGCCGGTGGCATCGTTGGCAACCTCGATGTTAACGGCTCGGTTGTCGTTGCTGGGAGACGCAGATGCCCATGCACGGTCGCCCTCGTCCACATAGAGGCCCACCCGGCCATCGGAGCCGATGCCATAGTTGGAGCTGGCCTCGTAGCTGGGTTTGGCAAAGAGATTTCCGCAGGTCTCCACAGACAGGTTACCGGCCATGTGATGGATGGTGATCTTGTCAATGGCGTGGTTCCGTGGATGGTCGCAGTTAGGGGAGAGTTTGGTGTAAGATACCAGGCTGGAATTACTCATTGCCGCTGCCCCCTTTGTTATAGGTGGCGGTGGAGATGCACAGCACCGCGCCCAGGAACGTGTCCACGGCGGTGATGGTGGTGACGATCTCCTCCGAGTAGGGCCAGGCCCACACGGCGGACAGGGCCGCGTACAGCGTGGCGATGGCCGGCAGGACGATGATGACCACCCACTTGAGAATGTCATACAGCTTGTCAGGGATTTTCATGGTTTTCTCCTTTCTGTGCCCGATTCGGGCACCACAAAAATTAATTCTTGTTTTCTAAATCCGCGATGCGGTGGTTGGCAACTTTGATCTGCTCCTCCAACACCGGGACGCGCCGCGCAAAATTGTTATGCTCCCGGACTTCCCGGGTCAGCTCTTCCAGCTTTGTCTCGGTTACGGCCTGCTGCATGTCCAGTTTGGCCTGCACATCCCGGGTGGTCTTGTTACTTGTGATAATTACCCCCAGCAGCGACAGGCCGCCGGTGATGATAGCCACGACGATTGTTTCCATTCAGTAATTTCCTTTCTCCTATGGGGCTTGGATGATTTGATTTTAATCCGTTTTATTTCCACCGCCCCATAACATACACATAGGCCCGGCATTCCTGTTGGCCCGTCAGATACACGGACAGTGCCGAAATCGAAATCTTATTTGGGTTCGTGACGGTCAGATAAGATGTTATCGTGTGACCACTTCCTACATAGGCACTGGCGTTTACGCAGTCGATGCCGGTAAACTCTATGGGTGTCGTAACTGCAATAACATATGGCGTCAGATTCAAAGTGCCCGCCCATGCATCGCCGGGTGTCACCGTTTGTGTAATCTTTGCCCAGCATTCTGCCACGCCACTGGCCCATTTGCGGTAAGCCCAGATACCGCTGGTGCCCTGTTCTAACACATAATCCCCGTAGCCCAGATCGGCCCGTAGCTCCGCCGGTGTCCGGTAATACACCCAGCCGGAATTATCCAGCACTGCTACCTTTGGCGGCGTTTTGCCAAAGTCCGTGACCGCTGTGGTTTGCAGCCAAGTGCCAGTCAGATATTTGCCGGTTAGGTTTCCACCCAGAGTTGTGGCGCCGCTGACTTGCAGGCCCTTTTCAAAATGCGCATCCCAGGCCACATCCAGCCGCTTCTCTCCGCTCTCGCTGGCGTACCGCCCAATACCCACGGCTTTACCATTCTCGCCCAAGTGAAAGGTCATCTCGGATGTGGGGATTCTCGTTTCCACCGACCCGCTCTCACCCAGCTTGTCCACCGCCTGAATCTCGATGGTATATACCACCGATACCGATAGGGTGACACCGGGCACCACGCCTGCGTAATTATTTCCGGAAGATTCTGCCAAAAGCGTGATCCAGCTTGACCAACCGCCGCCCTCTGCCGCATAGCGCAGACGCAATGTGCATTTATTATTGTTGGCCAGAGGGGAAAAGGACTTGGCGCACGCCACACAAAGCGCTGTACCGTCTTCACTTATTGTTCCGTCAGAGGTAGACCGTGCGCATACAAAACTTCCCGTGGTGCCGTTACGCACCACAGAGGGCGTATTGTACGCCAGCACCGTGACGGTTTTAGATACTGTCGTGGAAAAGCCTCTGCTGTCCGTTGCCGTGCCGGTGATGGTCAGCACGCCCGGCGTTTGCAGCGCATCACTGGTGGCCGTTTTCCCGGAATAGGCTTTACCCTCTACGGATGCGGAATATTGCTTTATGGTCGCGCCGAACTTGCCGCTGGCCGTGTGCGTGATTTTGGCCTGTGTTCTGCCCTGGATATACAGGGCATTAAACGGCGCAGACAGGGCGCTGACGGGGGCCACGGCAATAGCTTCGCTGGGTCGGGTGGCCGCATTATTGGTGACGGTAAATGTCCTTTCTGCGGTGTCGTAGTAATAGGTGCTTCCGATCTTGGTGCGCAGCAGGAACACAACCTTTCGCGTTAAAGTCGTGTTGTTGCGCAGTACAGCCCGCTCCGCATTGGTAAGCTGGAAGGTGTAGCTGCCACCGCTAATGCTGACGGCTCGGTAAGCAATATCCGATGCCGACCCAGCCAGAGAAATGCACACATCCAGCGCAGAAACCGCCGAGCCCGCCGGATTGGCATAGGCGATGGCCGGGTTATCCACATCCGTAAAGTTGGGTGCGGATGTGATGGTAGCCGCCCGGGGTATGGCAGGCAGGGCAAAGCTCTCCGCCGAAGCGGTATAATCTCCGTTTCCATACAGCCACCCGGAAAAGGCGGAAACGGTGAAGGTCTTGCTACCGTCATTGTTGTGGGCGATGTCCAGTGTGCCGGAGGCAAAGGTGCGATCCTTGTAATCCGTGATGTCGGAATATGTGCCGCCGGAATACACAGTTTGACCGTTAATGACCACCGCACCCATTTTTATGGCGTTTGTGTAATATTGTTCACCGGGGCTCAGGCCGCAAGACCAGGAAATGGTAGTCTTGTTCCCGGCTATGTCTTGACTGCCGCTAATCTCCCACTTGACCCAAAAATAGGAGCCATATTTTGTGTTTGTTTTTACGGTTCCGCTTGTTGCCATTGTCAGCCTCCTATCCACTTGAAGCCAAGGCCCTTATTCCGGCGCAGCTCATAGCCGCCGAGATTCAGGTTTTGGACGATGATACCGCTGTCAATAAAAAAATCCTTGCCCGCAAAGTGGCTGATCTCCTTCCCTGTTTCATCGAAAAAGGAAATGCGGCCAGCCGTAAACTGGGCAAAGGCGTTATAATTGCCCGCCGTATCGGTCTGCCCGATTTTCACGCCGTAGATGGGATTCCCGGATTCATCCTCTGCCACCTTGCCGGTACGGATATAGCCCGCCGTCTCTGTGACCTTTTTCTGCACATCCGTTACCTTGCCATCTACGCCAAGGACTTTCTGCTCCACGGTCTTGATCTCGGTATAACGCTGCTCTATGGCCGTGCTGTTGGCGGTTAGGTCGGATTCCGTTTTTTGCCGGAACTCGTTGAAATTGGACTTTTCTGTGTAGGTCTCAGCAACCGTGGCCTTGAATCTATCCACATCCTGGGTCAGCTTTGTCACCGCCGTTCGCGTCTCGCTGACTATCGGCTCCGCGCTCTCGGTCATGGCTTTGCTGATGCAGTACGCGCCGGTATAGGCTGTTTGGCCGTTAGAATAGGTAATCTTCGTGCGGCTCCAAAGATACTTGCCGTCTGTGATGGTCGGGGCTGTGGCCTGCCATGTGCCGCCGGAAAGCTCTGTCTCGGAGGTGGAAAGATAATATTCCACCGTGGTTGCGGTGACGCTTACACCCTGCGGGCCAGTATCTCCAGTATCACCCTTTTCGCCTTGTGGGCCAGTGGCACCGGGGCTGCCATCCTTCCCGTTCGTTCCATCCTTGCCAGGATCACCCTTTGCGCCGGGGTCTCCCTTGGCTCCTGTGTCACCTTTTTCTCCCTGTGGGCCTTGCTCGCCCTGCGGTCCTGTTGCACCGGGGTCTCCCTTTTCGCCGGGAACGCCCTGGATTCCCTGTTCCCCCTTTTCACCCAGCAGCCGGATAGGAGCGCCCCACGCACCAGCCGTAGCCGATGCCGCCACCTTTTGTGACATCCAAACAACGGCAGCGGTCAAGTCCGTGTGCCAGCCGTTCAGCGTACCGTTTCCTGTGGGCTTGGCCGGGGTAGTCGTGCCGTCATGGTAAGTAATCCACACAGACAGGCCGTTGGTGCCGTCCTTGCCGTCTGCCCCGGCAGGGCCGGGAGGCCCGGGGGTCAACTCAATATTTTCAAGGTCGGTTTTTGTGGCATAGATTTTCTGGGCTTCTGTCTTGCTGATGGTGGACTCAAGTTTACCGTCAATGGCTATGAGCTTTTGGGAAAGCCCAGAAACCGCATCCTGACTAACAGAACCTATGGCAAGGGCCGCACCGTTGATCGTGCCGTCCATCGTCAGGGCTACTTTACTGATGGTCTTTCCCCCGTCAGTAGAAAAGCCCAGGCCACCGGTGGACATGATCCACATTTTGGTATTATCTTCCACGGTGGGTGTATTTCTCAGCGTCCAGCCAGTAGGGTAGCCGTCTTTGTCATAAGTGATTTCAAAATAACCCCCCTGTGCTCCGATTATTTTTTGGGTAGCATCTTGAAACGACTTTACAACATCTTCATACATTCTTTTGAACTTCTGTTCCGATGGAGAAGGGGTAGCATAGTCTGTATCCGAGGGGCCGTAGCAAGTCAAGTCGGCGGACATTCCACCCTTGATTTGCGTTTTTAGCTCCATCACATAGGTCGTCAGATTCTCTCCGCTGCCGCCTATAACAGAAACAATGTCTCCCGCTTCAACGGCGGGGTTCCCACGCCATTTAACGGTGCAAGGCCGCATTGTTTTGCCGTTAATCTCGGCAAAAACGGTTTCTGCTACCTCTGCGGTCATGTATGGGTTAATGGTGGTAATACCTTTTCCCGCTCCCACACTGATGGGGTTGCTATCCGTGCCAGTCAAGAGACTGTGAATCGTAAATGCATCATCAGTGGTAAGTGTCAGGCCGTCCATGTGCTGAGTGTCGCGGTCAATCGTAAGACCGCTATCGGCATACCAGCAAAAGACAAGGTTTCCTGTTGCGTCAAACTTTGCGTTACAACCGATAAGACCGGCCAGCCATCCGAGCTGTTGCCGCAGAGTGCCCGTGTAAGGCGCAGCAATCTGAATACTCGGCATAGTAACGGCAGGCGGTGTTACGCTCGCCTGTTTACAGACATCTGCCAGCACTTGCGCCGGAGTAGCTGGGAATGTGATGGTGGGCATATAGTCCTCTGTCAGACCAGCCATACGGTCGTAGCCTGTGACAGTTACCCACAGCTTCCCACTATCCTCTACGCCGTCTGAGGGGATGTAAAACTTGCCCTTCTGCACATACTGGGCCTCACCGCCCACCATGATACCGACAGAAGGGGTAAAGTTTCCGCCGGAGAGCTGCAAAGCAGGTGTTTGCTTGTAAATGACCACCTTGCACTGGCTGGAAAACGCCGCGCCGATGGTCGCGCCATCCGAGGAGCCGAACTGCTCTGTTATGCTGATTTCCTGCACCTCGGAGGCGGCCAGCTCTGTCGTGCCGTTAAACAGTATTTTGCTTGTGATCTCCCGCCCCGGCGCAGAACACGCGGCGTTAAATGCGTCTGTTACAGTATGCATGGCTCACCTCTCGATGAAGTTCATGGACATTTCGCCCCATAACCACGTTCCATCCGCCTCCGGGCGCAAAATGGGCGCAGAACGATCACCAACATAGCAGGTGATCGTTCTATTTGTCCCCGTAAGCGCATCTGGGTATGTAAGCTTGAAAAACGGATCGCTGACGGCTGACAAAAGCGTTGCCATTTTTGCGGCACTCATTGGGAGCCAGGAGCACTCGATCTTTCGCTTTACCGCCACGCGGTCCCGGAACAGGTCCCCGTTTTGGTTCCTCCCGCTGCCGTCGCCGTCCAGGTCAGAAATGCTCCATTTTATCTCGGCGGGAGCAGGCAGAACAACGACCGTCCCGGCATTTTTGGTAACTTTCAATACGTCCATTACTGCTCCTTACACCACCAGCGGGCTTGCGCCGGTAGCACGCACCACGGCGTTGTTTTCCTTCACAATAGCGTCAAATAGTTTCTTGCCGTTAACGCTGTCCAGCACGATTGTGATATGATTCCCTCCGCCGCCGCTGTTTTTGACTTCCTCCCGGACGATCTGGCGGATCAGATCGGCGGGTGCCTCGATGTTCGTGCCGCGCTTCTGGTCGCCCAAAACGGCCAAAAACTCGCGGTTGGCTGGAATTACGGCGCCCTTGGCCAGACGGGGGATGTGGACATTCCCCCAATTAACCCGACCAATGTTCACGCCAGGAATCTTGTTTAAGATGCCCGTGATGCCATTCACCATATCGCTTACGCCGCCCAGCACCCAGTTGATGCCCCGTTCAATACCCGAGATCAAACCGTTCATGATGTTTTTCCCGAGGTTCTGCCACCAGGCCGCAGTGAATACAGGGGCGATATAAGAGTTCCAGAATTCTTTGATTTTTTGCCAAACGTACTTGATTTTGTCTATGATGAAATTCCAATTGGGCGCGATTGCCGCCGCCAAACTAACGCCACCGGCAAGCAACATCCCAATGCCCAAGGGTATTCCTACGCCCGAAAAAATAAGCATAAGCCCGAGGACAACAAGAAAACCGCCGATCATAGCAAGAGTTTTGCCAAGAGGGCCCCGAAGCGCCTGTGTAATGCTATCCCAATTTGGCGCAATAGCGGACACGGCAAACATGGCAACGCCAGCTATAATCATGCCAATTCCCAGGGCCATCATGCCGGGCACCATTGCCAGCAAAAGGCCAAATACGACAATATAGGGAGAAATTTCGCTGAATATTTTGGTAAGTGCCGATGTCAAATTTGTGCCGAGCAACTCCCAGTTCGCGCCGACTTCGCCGACAGCAAACAACGCAATACCTGCGATAATCAAGCCAATACCAAGGGCCTGCTGCCCGGGGACAAACAGTAGCACAGCACCAAACAGCGCAATGTAAGGGGAAATGTCGATTAGCATATTTGCAAGGGCTCCCACAAGGTTTGTGCTAAGCAGATCCCAGTTTTCCGCCACTTCGCCGACAGCAAACAAAGCAATACCCGCAATCAGTAGTCCAAGGCCCCACGGTATATTGCCGGTCATCATAAGCACCACGCCGAGAATCGCAATCATCGGGCCGATAGCAATCAGAATCTTTGAAAGACCAGTTTCCACAAGCGTCTTTGCTGCTTCTCCGCCGTCGGATGCATAAACACCGTATACTGTCAACGCACCCGCAACCATCATCGCAATGCCTACCCCAACATGTCCGGAAAAAGCAAGGATTGCTCCAATTGCAAGCAGCGCAATGCCTGTCATTAGGGCCATTACGGCATTTACACCGCTCCCAATATCACTATCAAAGTTAACTGCATTCCCGCCGCTTTCGCTCCCGCCTCCTGCGTCGTTGCCGCTTATTGTGTTAAGCTCGTCAAACGGTGCCAAATACTTGCTTGCTTTTTTTGCTGCGTTCCCTACACCCTCGATGGCGTTTTGTTGATCGTTTAGGCTTTTTGCGGCCTTTTTCGAGGCGCTATAAGTTGATCCAAAAAGCAAGGACAACAGACGAGACGCGCCGGTCAGTGTATATGTGATGATTTTTGCCAGGGCCGTAAAGGCGGGGATCGCTATATTGACAATCGGTTGCGCCAGGGTGCGTAGCTCGCCTTTTAGTCGAGCAACCGCATTCATAGCATCATCATTCGTCTGTATGGCAGACCACATATATTGCTTAATTTTCCGCAGCGCGGCGGTAATAATTGTGAATATAAATACCCGCTTAGCAAGGCCCTTAATGCGCCCGACAAGTTTGTTGAAACTTTTTTCTGCTTTTTCAGCTGCAGGAGATAACGCCTTTGTTGTCGGGGCAAGCGCCTGGGCGGATTTTTGCGCCCCTGCAACTTGTTTTTGTAAATCTGCGGCTTTTTCTTTTGCCGCATTCAATTCCGCTTTTTGTATAGCAACTTTATCCACGATGGAGGAATATTTTGCATCTAATTTTTGTGTTATTTTATCTTGCTCGGCAAGTTCTTTTTTGGACTCTTCCAGCCTGCGCGCCCATTGGGCAGAGAACGGGTCGTTTCCGCCCGTTGCGGCTGTAGATTCCTTTAAATATTCTGTATATTTTTCAATTGATTTTTCCGCACTAAGCGCCGCTTTTTTTGACTCGTTTAGTTGCGATTCGATTACGTTCTTATTCGATTCGCTTTCTGCCAAGTTGGATTTTATTCTTTCTATTTTTTGGTTCAGCTTAGTTAATTTTTCTTGCGCTTTTTTATCATCGATCTTTGTTTCAATAACGACGGACCCATCTGCCATTAAATCACCTACTTGCTTTTGAATTTTCAATACGGTATAATATTGATACCAAAATTTAAGGGAGGGAGTTTTATGGATACCAAGTACCTATTCTTGGTAATTATTATTGTTGCTATTTGCAGGCTGGCTTTTGTTTCAGCGAATAATGCCAAATTAAAAAAGCGGTACGGTGACGGCGAGTTGCTTCTTGTCGACAAGTTCCAGTTTATAGGAGGTCTGGACCTGCCGCAGAATGTCATGTGCAAGCTAACCTGTTTGCGCTCTCGCATTATCATGCAGGCAAACGGTCAGGAGTTTAATCTGCAAACTGATAAACTAATTGATGTGTCGATCATGACCAACACAGAAATACAGAAGCAGTATGTATCCAGTGCCGGCGGCGCCGTGGCGGGGGCAATGCTGCTCGGGCCCATCGGTGCAATTCTTGGGGGAAGCGCCAGTAAACGCAGCATAAAAACGAACACAAAGTATCTAATCTTCACATACCTGGCCGATGTCCAAACGAAATATATCCTTTTTGATGTGACGAAAAAAACGCCGCAGGCAAAAAGGCTTGTGAAGCAGTTCTCCTATCTGAAGAACAAAGACACCGTAAAAATCGACCTGTAACCAACCCGCAAAAACCGCTCTCACAGGAGGGCGGTTTTTATATCCATTGATTGATAACTTTTTCGTCGCTATCCGTGTATTGCCGCTTGAAATCCACAAGACGCTTATTTTGCTTGTAAAATTCCTGATCGGATTTATCCAGCTTTTGATTTTTGGATTTCTTTTTACGGATGCTTACCACTTGGGCAAATGTGCAATCACCTATTTCTTGGTATGCGGCTATAAATGTCCACCAGTGCAGATATTCAAGGGAGCGGATTTCCGTGCCAAGCACGCGATTTATGGGGCTTGCAATCATCGGGAAATCCTGCTGCCAATCCATGAGCTTAGGTCGCTTTTCATCCCGGCATTCTTCCTCGCCGCAATTTATAAAGGATATGCATTGCCGCACCGCGTTCTCGTATTCCGTGTATGGGATATCCTCGTAATCCGGGTAAAACATTTCCATCACTGCCTCTGCCTTATCGGCGCTGTCCAGCTCCGGATCAGAAAGCATTTCCAAAATGTCCAAAATGTTCCGGTAATCAGACCGAATGGCGTATTCCCTCCCGCCCAGATCCACGGATTTTGGCAGGCTGTATCTCATTTGTGGTACTTCTTGGTGTACTTGCTAATGCGCGGGTTGGTAAGCTTCTGCTCCCGGGCATACGCAGTATCCATTTCGTCCACCAGCGCAAAAAGCAAATTTGCCCAAATAGGGAATCCGTTGGCCAGCGCGTAAAGATTCAGCTCACCAAAAAGCGGGGTGCAGATATCAAATCCGAATACTTCCCCGTTGATGATCTCCCGCATTTCCCGGTCCATCTTTTGGCCAATGTCAAAAATTTCCTTTTTATCGGCGTTTTTTTGCACTTCGTCTTTATAACCCTCGTTCATTTTGTCGAGTTTTTCAAACGCGGAAAAAAGCCGACGAGACAGGCCCATATCCAGCGGGTTAAACGCAAATTCACATTCTTTCCCGTCGGTAGTCACAAAAGTTTTAGTGACTACGCCGGTATCAATTTTGATGATATTTTCGCTCATGGTGTCCTCCGATTTATTTGTATATTGCGTGATAATGGGGCGGGAAACCCCGCCCCTATTTTTTACTGTGCGGCAGTAAACTCGATCTTGCCGGCAGCGCCCTTCGCCACGGTCCCCAAAGTGCGGGTCCCGCCATAGGTAATCTCACTGGCGATGTTTAGGGTGCCGCCGCCCTCGCCGCCGATGGAGGTCACGGCAATGGCGCAGGAATCATAACGCTCGGCAAACTTTGCGTCGCCGTTGGCGGCGTAGAAGTGTCCGATCATCATATCCTGGTTGGCCAGCGCCTGCGCATCGTGGTCTTTTACGGCCAAATTCCACATCTTCACGGCTGCTGCATCACCAGCATCCAAGGGGATGGGGTCAAAGGTCTGTGTAATAACGGGCTTTTTCATGGTTGTGAATGTGTTCCCCAGCACATCCTGCTTGCTCTCCTGGCTCCAGTCCATTTCCTCGCTGGCGTCCTCCACCCGCTTGCCAATGGCGCTCCAGACAGGGGTTTCGGATGTCCCTGTATTCAGGTATGCAATCAGAAGTTCGCGGTCAATGGTCTGGCCTTCCGGTGTTGTAAAAGTCAAATCTGGCATTATGTATTCACCTCGTAATTCATTTTCATTAAGATTTGATGATCTTCGTCGCCGTTTTCATACACAGCGAACAAAGATGATCGTGTAGTAGGCTCCAGGCTTACAACGCGTTTTCCGGCACCAATGTCGGGGCGCTTGCCGGTCGCCCAATCTCCGATAGCGTTTAACGTTTCATCCGCTGACAGCCGTTTGTCCATGCTGTTGCCCGGCTTAACCCGGTAAATGATTTTGAATTGGTATTCCGCTTGGTAGCCCCCTAAAACATATCGTTTAACGATATAGGACGCCTGGATGGTCGAAATGGCCATTGCAGAGGTGTCGGCGGGCAGAGACTCAAATCGAATCAAATCCACCGGCAAATCCGGATATGTGTTCAGCCAAACCAGCAGCTTGCGAGATACCTTGTCCTCCTCCGCTGCCGATACGGTTTTTTTAACTTTGTCCAAATTTTTCCACCGCCTTTTCTGCAATGCGTATCCATTTATCCAGGTTCTGCGCTTTGGAAGCCTCAAACCAATGGCTCTGTGCTTGCGGGTGCATCGCCTTGGAAAATACAAGGTCTCGGTTTGTCAAAACCTTCGTCCCGCCCTTTGGCGCAAAGGTGCTGCCGGTTTGCGGATCAACCATGACTTTGCCGTAGTACAAAAACCGCGCATAAGGCCCGGGGTAAATAATTTTGTTGCCGTCTAACCTCGTGCGTATTGTTAAAGATCCTGTAAGTGCAGGGACAAACGGCGCGGTGTCTTTTATGACCTGCTGCCCCACAATGCTTTCAGCGCGGGTGCAGCTCTCAGCCAGTTTGTCCTTGATGGCCTCCATGCCGCCAAAATGCATCGCAAAGGTAACGGCCACTTATTTCCCACCCACTTCCCAATGCTGCATATCTGCGCTGCCAAAGTCTTTTGCGTCAACCTTAGTCACATTCCAGCAATTATCGTGCGCCAATGCCACGCCCTCGTTGTCCGTTACAAATTCGCCTTTGACGAAAAATGTATCGCCACCATTGCCGGTGGTGGATAACGTCCATAGGCCCGCCCTGTCGCTTGAGGCAAAAAATGCTTGCGGCTCTGTATATGTCTTGGGCTTTCCGCTAAATCCATCCACAGCTTTTACCGTAAATGGGATATACAGGTTTACTGCGTCGGCGCCTTCAAGCCCGCTTTTGCGCACGTTAACGCCCTTTGCCGCCTCGCAGAACACGCCATCAAGCACGGTTACATATAGGTTTGTGACATCTTTTAGCGTGGCAGGGTCCGGTTCACGCACGACGTTGTAAACCGTTACAGTGTGGGGAGTGTACATCTGCAACCACCTCCGCGATACAGCAACCCTGTATGGGCAAGGTATTCCATGCACGTTTCCGCCAGCAATTTTTTTGCGCCGTCCGTGGCACTCAATGCAGCAGCGGCGCTTTCCCCGCCGCTGGCCAGTGTGCGAGAATACCCGCCTACCGTTTCACTTTTCACGTCACCGCCGGTAAGCGCCGCCGTCAGCCTGGTTGCGGCAAGTTGCTGCGCGGTCTCGATCAACTGATACTTGTCCACCAATGCGCAGCAACACATCTTTACAGCGTCCATATCAGCGTTGTTTTTCGCCCGGTTTTGGGTGTAGTAATCGAGGAAGGAGCTGGCCCGAACAGCCAGACGCGGAAAATCTTCCTCGCTCACAGAACCCATATAGATTCCGGCGTAGTATGTATAATCAGCGTATGTCATACGGGTCAGCTCCCTTCCAATACTGCGATTATGTCAGCCTTGCGCATTGAACTGCTGACCCCGTCCACCCCGTTTCCCCTGGCATAATCAAGCAGTTGGGCTTTTGTCATGTTGGAGAAAAAAGAAGTTTCAGGGTCAGGCTCACTCAGCAGCTCGCTTAGCCCCCCACTGCCGGAGTGATGGAGCCGACAACCACGCCGTCAATGCGCTCGGCGAACAGCACCATGCCGTTGATAACGGTATCGGATGCGGTCATGTTGGTGTAATCGGGTTCCTCATGGATACCGATATAACCGGTGGCGTCGGTGGTGAAGTTGAACACCTCGCCCAGATCTGCGCCGTTCACAGGGATGTAGTACAGGACGATGTTGTCCTTGACGGTGGCGTAAATCTTGCCCTTGGGGACGCTGGAGTTCAGAATCACAGTGCCCAGACCGAGAAAGTTCTCGACATAGGTCATGCCGAAAGCGGTCTGCAGGGTGATGTTGGCAGTTGCGAGATAGTCCGCAACATCCAGCGGGTTCATGAAATACACTGCGCCGATCTCGTCATCCTCGAACAGCACCTGCAGCTGGCCCCATGCCTGAGCCAAGGTCGCCTGGAAGGTAGCACCGCTGGCCGTGCCAGTACCGGTTGCGAGGAAGCCGAAGAAATCCTTGCGGATACCTTTTTGCACATCCTTCAGCATTTCATCGGTGGTCATTTCGACGGCCTGATCGTAGCCGCGATCAGTGATTGCCTCGGCAGAAGTGGCCTTACGCCACTTCTTCAAGGTGATCTCCTTGTAGTTCACAGCCTCGGTCTTGTACTTGCTCAGAGGGATGGTCTCGCCCTCGGCCACAGCGCCGTCTTCCAGAGTTCCGGTAGCCTTGTAGCTCTTGAGCACAGTACCGGCCTGCTTGGCAATCTTGCGGGTAACGCCCAGAGCCTCCATCAACTTCTTGATGGAATAGCCGAACATTTCGGTAAACTCGATCTCGCGAACACGGGCAAGATCTTCCTTCTTAATCAGCTTAGGATCAACAGCCATTTTTATTCTTCCTTTCTAAACAAATCCATATTTGCGGCGATTGCAGCGCGCCGCTCTGTTCTGTCGGTGATTTTCATAATCTCGTCCTTTGTCATAGGCTTGCCGCCCTCGTTGAGCCGTGCGCCCATGTCCAGCCGGACAGCAGGCTTAGAAACAAGGCTCTTATAAGTGCCGTCTACGAGAGCGTCAAGGCTCTTGGTGTCCTTGATCTTCTCGCCGTCCAGCTCCAAGGTAGACATTTCCTCGCCGCATCCGCGCATGGCAAGGTCGAGATTTGCGCCGGTGATGTTTTTGCTCTCAAAGTAAGCCCGGACAGCCTTTTCCTTTGCCGCCTTGCTTTCCTTTTCTGTGATGTCGGTCTTAAAGGCTTCAAAAGCCGAGTGTTCCTTCTCGTACTTCTCCTTATAACCGCCGTCACCTGCCGCCTTGAGATCATCCAACTGCTTCTGGATGCCGGGCAGCTTCTCCGCATCGGCCTTGTAGCGGGTCACATCCGCCTTTAGGCCGTCCACAGTGTCGGTATGCGCTTCGATGATGGTATCTACCTGCTCATCGGTGAGACCCATACCCTTCAAAAGTTTGCGTGTAAGTGCCATGACACTATCTCCTTTTCTTTGGCCGCGTTTCTTCGCGGACGATAGTTTTTATAAAAACCGCTGTGCTTCGCGGGTTTTACTTAAAACAAAAGAGCCAACCACCGAGAATTCCTCAGCAGTTGGCTCCTATTGCCCTTTCCCGCGCCCAATTACGCGGAAGTGTATTTGATTGTTTTTTTGACCTCCAAGACGATATACCCATCGCCTTTTCGTCGCACCTCTGCGTTGTTGCCACGCTTCAAGATGGCTTCGATAGCCTGTATCATTTCATCACGGTTCATTGACTACCTCAATTTCTTTTGGGTTTACATCCGTAAGCTCAACTTTTGCGCCATCATCGCACAGAATTACAACCCGATACTTGATCACGCATGCAATCTCGCGGGTGTAATCACGCATCACTCGCACTTCTCTGTCAAGTTCAAGCACAATTCCTTCGTAACTTCTTGCTTTAATTCTCATACATCACCTTCATCCTTTCCCGCTGCTCCGGCAGCCCTGCCGCCGCGCTGAACGCCTTGTATTTGGCGTTTAATCGCCGCAGCCGTATGTTTACCGCAGTCTCATCTTCATGCAATCCTGCGGCCTTGTAGGCGGTTTTTTCGCGCTTTAGCTTTCTAACCGTTCGCTCAATGCGGCGCTGCATCTGGGTTGCCTCGTATGCCGTGTAATCCTTGCCATCAAACGTGCATCCGTGGTCATCATCGATGTGCTCCAACTGTTCATTCGTGTAAGTGCGCTCGGACACGCCCTCAACCCACGGGAACCGCCTGTGGCGGCAGTTGGCCCCTTCCAGACCGTCAACAGCGCCCAGGCCGCAAACGTCATAAATGCTTGGGTAAATGTCCCCGACACGGACGCTGTAAACACGCCCTTGCCAATCCTTATGCGATGACCACGGTGACGGTCCCTGCTTATCTCGTGCGCCAACATGGGCCGATACTTCAAAATATGGCGTATCCAGATATTCTGCAGATTGCTCCGTATACTTGGCGCATATTTGAGATACGCCGGTCATTACGGCTCTTCGCACGGCAACATCGACATGATCCCGATGGCCGCTTTCGTAGTCAACCACTTTCAGACCGCTGTCCGCAAGTTCCTTTACCGCCGTTTTAATTGCCTGATTGTAGTTAATTGCACCGCTCTGCACCTGCAATGCTGCGCTGTCAAGCGCCCATTGGTAAGCTTTGGCAGGGGGGAGCATCGTACGCCCTGCGTCCACCAAAAATCCCATTGATTGTGTTATATTGCGCAAGTCCCGCTTTGTCTGCTGGTATATGGCCCAGGTGTCCTCGATGCTTACCAGCGTTTCCGGCTGTGTGATATGGGCGAGGTCTATGACCTCGGTGTAATACTTTTGGTTGCGTTCCACCACATCGTCTATCAGCTCGTTCAGCTTTTTCTCGCTGATGCCGGTGGCCTGTCGTATGGCTTTCTCAATCTCTTTCAGATCGATGCCGTGTGACCGCAGCGCCTTGATGTCTTGCACCGTGACCTCATTCAGCTCGTCCGCAGCCTTGAGCCGGGAACATATCTCCATCAGCAGCGTGTCCTCAAGTCCACGGTACAACTCCGCCAGTTCTTCCGGGATCGCATCAAGGATTTCCGGCTGAAACGGATATTTCATTCGCTTTCCTCCGTTTAACAATATCGTTATAGTGCGGCTGCACGCGAATTACATCCCAATCGCATTCCTCCGGCACTTTGCCATAGAATATCACCCATTCCGGCGATAGCCGCTTCATCATTTCCTCGTAGCCACGCAAAAACAGGCGCTTGCTTTCCTTGTTCTGCTGTGTGCCTACCGAACTAACCGCAACTATTCCGCCGACCGGCTCACCATCAAAGCACCAATCATAGCTGCGTTCGTCGCTCCAACCGATGGTCGGATACACCGTCAGGCCGTGGAGCTGCCAGTATGCCGCTAACCAGTGCTTGCGATAGTGGTTGTAAATCTGCATCGCCAGCGGCATATCGGTGTACATGGAGAAGTCCGGCGCACACACCGCCGCAAATTCGGACAGCTTCGGGATGTACTTGTCCGGCGTGTTCCAATGGCGGATAAACTGGTAATCGTCCACGAAGAAATGAACGATTTTACTTTCCGAGTCTTTTGCCGTGTAATGGTAATTCACGGGGATAAATTCGCCCTGCGGATACGACTTAACCGGCTCAATTTGCGGAATGTCGTACTTGCCAACGCCGGGAAATGTGAACTTGTCCAGATTCTCAAAGTTAATCATAAATCCCCCAGCAAACAAAAATGCCGCAAGATACATTTCTGTACCTTACGGCATAGCAAGCGCCCGGAATCAAACCGGAACTCCCTCAATCAAAGTGTGCTGCCATTACACCACTACTTGCTACGCCGATTATACCATATTTTTTTGACCCGCTCAACCATTTTCTTTTCTTCGGTTGTCAGATTTGCATACCCTTTCGCGCTGTCGTTCTCGCTGTGGATATATCCGTGATGGGTATGTGGGGAAACTTTATCGTGCGGCCTGTCCAAGTCTATCTGCTTTGTCCTTTTATTTGCCGCATCGTAATATGTAATTGCCTTGATATTGTCGTTTTTGTTTAGCGTCACATAAACGCGCCCTTTGGTCATTGTTTCCATAGGCGTTTTCTGTGCGCCGTCAACCGCCTTGACAAACTTGATATTGCTTTCCTTGACGAGTGTTCTAAACTCGCTCCCGTAAGGCTTGCCGCTTACGCTGATACCGCTGCTTGCGCCACGTCCGCCCATTATTTTCTCCTGCGCGGATCTCTGCCGCGCTTAATTATTTTTTCTTCTTTTGTTGATGCTCCTTTTCGCAAAAGACCATCTTTGCCGATTGTACCAGTAAATACGGTTTTCCGCTCCACGGTATCATTTTTTTCTTCAGATTGCATTTTCCCACCGTGGACGCGGGCATAATTCCGCGTTTCCGTGTATGTATATTCCACAACGCCATCGGAGCGCACTCTGAATTCTGGAGCGGATTTATGTGCGTCTTTGGAAATAGCCGCACGCATATTCCCCATAATTCTGCGTTGCTCTTTTGTTGCTCTACCAAGCCCGCCGCCCTCTCCGCCTCTACCGCCCATTACTCTACCTCCTCTTGTCCTTCGGTTGTCATGTCCTGCATCTTCGGCAGCGCCGCCTTTGCGGTAGATTCGTCCTCGTTCATCCAGCGCATGCGGAACTCCCAATCGTTCATGATTCCAGCGTTAAGAAGCTGCACGTCACGGTTAAAGTCCTGACCCTTGTCCTCAATGATGGAATCGTCAAAGTCAATGGAGATCTGGACGTCCTCATTGAGGGATGCGCCCATGTACCGATTTCCCATGCGGAGCAAGCTCCGGCACAACTCTGTGATTGCCTGTTCAAGCACAATTTCATGTTTTTTGATCGTGCGGAACAGGGTGCTGTTTTCGCTGATGACCTGCGTGGCAGTTGCGATGCTGCCCTGGTTGAATTTGTAATGGTTCTCACCAAAACCGCACTTGCTGGACAGGATGTTCAACATATCTTGCATGCCGGTGTTAAACTCCGCCGTCCGTAGCGACATATCGACCTGCTGCAAGATGTTGCCGTTGCCGCCTCTGTCCTCCGGAAGTACATAATAAACGGTCTCACGCTTATCAAACACTGGCCGACCGTCAATGCTCTGGGTTGCCTCCGGCTGCACCACAATGCGCTTCTTGCCCAACACAAATTCGTTCACATAGCTATCATAGGTGATATCAACGCTCTTGAGCTGGTCGATGGCGTGGGCAAATGCAGCCACGCCAAGCGGGTTGTTTTCGTCAGAGTTTGCAATGTTCAGCCGGTCAATTACAAACTGCGGCTTGTCGCTGCCGGTATGAATCACCGGAGGAATTGTCTCAAACCCTTTCACGCTGGCCAGCGGGACTTCCTCCGCATCATACAGATGGTTCTCAATGTCATACTCGCCGTTGTGCAGCCGGTGCACCTGGATGTAAGTATATTCTGTGTCATCGACCTTACGAGTGGATGCGAACGCACACTCGCGGATAACGCCGTTATCCCACGTAAGCGGGTAGATGTTCCAGGCGCTGACGTAGTTGATGCGAATGCGGCCAGAGTCAATGATTTCTGCTGTATCTGGGTTAATTCCCATGCCTTCCATCACCGGCACATACGCAACGGTTCCTACTGCCGCTTTGCGCTCCTGCGATTCGTTAGCCTTGACCTCCCAGTTGTTATCGGCAAAAACAGTATCGATAAATTCCTGTTCCTGTTTGCCTTCGAGCGTGATGTTGACTCGCTCGTTCATTAGGAGGTTGGCCCAGTCCTCGCAGACTTTCTTTCCCATTCCCACCGAATACCGGTGGCACTCCAGCTCTTCAATCCCATTCCACACCGTATAGCTGTGGAAATCTTCAACGTTTCCCTTATACCACGCGTTCCACAGGTCGATCAGGGAATAGAATTTATTGTCGACCGTGTCAAACCCAAGATCCTTTAATGCTCTCCGAATATTCACTATTTCACCGTCCCATCATGTGCCCGGCACGTTCCAGGTCTTTGTAATAAGGCTCAATGCTGTACTCAAAAGCATCCAAGCTGTCGATGTCGGACGTGCCGTCATCCAAGCGCTCGTCCTCAAATTTATCAGGATCATAAATCGCGGTTTGCATTGCATCGATCAGATGCGGGCAGTTGCGCGAAACCTTAAAACGCCCCTGTTTCATTAGCAGCACCACAAGCCTAATTCTATCTGTGATTTGCAGTTTCATTGCATTCTTGACCTGCGTCCCGAGGTGCATTTTTTGCGCGGTATGATCTAACCCCCGAATTAGCACCGTTTCCGCGCTATCCGCTCGTGTCTGGCTGTAACCATACTTTGACGTTATCAGCTGGCAGAACGTAGCAAAACGCCGATTTAATGCATCCGGGTCAATCTCTTCATTTTTGATGTATTCTTCTTCCAACGCAACAACGCGAAAGTCTTTTGTAATGCCGGTCGCCTGAAACTTTGTCGCGGACTTTGTACCACCAAAGTCAACGCCGATGGAGATAACAGAAAATTTTGTTTCTTGCTCTTCCGCCCATTTCAACGGATCGTCGATCAAATACTTTTCGGTGTTGTTTGCAAAGTCCTTGTAGACAACGCCCTCCGCCGCCACCCACAAACCGCGCACATATCGATCATAAAAGATGCCTGCATACATATTCGCGTAGCGCTCGAGCGTTCTTGCACTCAAGCCGGGGTTGTCAGTCATCTCGAAGTGAAGATACAGCGTGTTCCGCTCTCGGTGTCGCTTAATCCACTCCTGATAAAACCAATGATGCGGACTGCCAGGGTTACACGAGAACCACAGCTTTGCGCCGTCCACAGAACAACGTGCAAGCGCCTGCTCCACAAACGAGCGCGGCATCAGCACCACTTCGTCCAGCAGCACCCCCGCCAGCGTCCGGCCTTGGATCAGCGTATAGCTGGCCTCGTCCTTGCCGCCGAACACCTCAAAGTAATTCGTCACGGCTCCGCGCCGCACCTCCATCACCTTGTCACCGCGCCGCCAGCGGATGATATAGCGTTCTTTTGTCAAACTCATCGCCGTAAACGGCACGATGATGTTCTTGGTACAGCTATCCACCGTGCGGCCACACACACCGAAGCGCTGACCGCTGAAATTCTCCATCGCCCAGCGGACGAACGCCCACATCATGATGGAGGTCTTACCGGAACGCACAGCACCGTCGCAGATCAGCGCATCATACTTGGAATAGGGGAAAGCAAGGATCTTCTGCTGCTTCGGGCTAATCATCGCTCTCCAACCCTTCTGCCATTTCACGCAGACTCACACTCAATGCGTCATCCTGCGTGTTGTCAGTCGGCAACCCCAGCTCCACAATATCGCGCTGCCCAAGGTACTGTTTCCCCAGCCAAATAGCCATGCTTGCGTTCTTTGCCGCAAGCTGCCACTGGCTCCGACGCAGTGAAATTTTCCCAGCTCCGCGCTTTTGTTTAAATACCTCGGAAAAACTGGCATGATAGGTGCGTTTACACCAACTATCCAGTGTTTTATCGGTCACGTCAAACCAGCCGCAGATTTCCTCAAGCGTGCATTGCAGGCCGCAGAGGTTCTCGAACTGCTTCTGGTCTATTTCCTTTCTTGGCCTGGCCATACGCACCCTCCTTTCTCTGCTGGCGTTTAATAAACTTCTCCATGTCCCGCTTTAGGTGCGGGCTGCTTGTTTTTTTGATGATTGCCCGCGCTTCTTCAATCGTCATTCAGAAGCACCGCCTTTTCTCCGGTAAACTTTTCCCATCGATCAATAATGACGTCCGCATACTTCGGATCGTACTCCATGCAGAAAGCGTGTCTGCCATTCTGCTCCGCTGCCATGATCGTTGTGCCGGACCCAGCGAACAGGTCAAGCACATTCTCACCCGGCTTACTGGAGCACTGCATCTGGTAATCAAACAGCTTAATCGGCTTCATGGTCGGATGCTCCGCAGACTTGACAGGCTTATCAAAATTCAACACGGTTGTCTGTCTGCGGTTCTTGAAGAAATAGTGCTTCTTCCCTTCCGTCCATCCGTACAGGCAAGGTTCGTGTGCTTCCTCTTCAATCTCGCTCTCACCATACAGGCAAGGCTCATGTTTCCACTGGAAATCCTGTCTCCCCATAACAAGGGAGTTCTTCACCCAGATCAGGCACTGCCTGACACGCAGCATCGCATCTCTGCACGCACCGCGAAAGTTATACCCTTCACTGTTGTCTGCGTGCCAGATGTAGAACGGAGCACCGGGCTTCATGACCATCGCCGCATTGGAGAATGCATCCGTCAGGAAACGCCTGAAGGCCGCATCCTCCATATTGTCGTTCTTAATCTTCCCGGCGGTGCCCTGATAGTCCACATTGTACGGGGGGTCTGTGAGCAGCAAATCCATTTGTGCCCCCCCCACGAGCTTCTGTACATCTGTCAAAGACGTGCTGTCTCCGCACATAAGGCGATGGTCTCCAAGCTGGTACACATCGCCCAGTTTGCTCTTCGGCTCTGCCGGTAAAACGGGATCGTAGTTGTCCTCTACCACTGACGTGTCGAGTTCATCACGCAGACCCCAATCAAAGTCAAAAGCAGACAAGTCAAGCCCCGGCAGTTCATCAGCCAGCAGGTCAAAGTCCCAGTCGCTCTCGTTACTCTTGTTATCCACCAGCCGCAGGGCGTTTACCTGCTCCGGTGTCAGATCGTCCACGCAGACACAGGGCACTTCTTCCATGCCCAGCTTTTTTGCCGCCATAGCGCGGCAGTGGCCGATTACAATCACGCCGTCGCGGTCAATCACAATCGGCTGTACAAAGCCGTACTGCTTGATGCTCTCCGCAACATTGTTGATTTGCCGCTTATCATGCTTTTTTGCGTTGGCGGCATACGGCACAATATCCGCAAGCCGCCGTTTTGTGATTTCCATGCTTTCCTCCTATTTTGCTACCAGCCCCCACCCCTTGGCTACAGTAACAGTCTTTACCCTCCCATGCGGGCCTCTTGGGCCTCTCAAACATGGGCTACACACTATTTTTGATATTTTCTATTGACAGAATGCATCGGACAGTATATGATTGACTTGTCGGATGCAGGAGGCGCTTGCATCGGCGGGAAATTCGATCCTATTTCCTGCGGATTGAAATACTAAAAACAGTATGCTGGAGAAAAAGAGCGGAGCTTCCGCTCTTTTTCTTTTTATTGTGCGGCATTGCAGTCCTGCCCTGCTTTAGCGCTTCAGGGAAAGTCCCCGTCACTCGCTGTGGTCTCCCCTTGCGGGGCACCTATGCCGCATATAGCAACGCAACAGCCCGCAGGATAACCCCGCAGGCTGTCATGATCGCGTTGTGCCGGTACGCCCGTCTCCGAGTCCGCTTGCGCGGTGCGCCCAATACCGGCGGCGCATATAGTATCGAAAGGAGGGAAGATGAAAGCTACATGGTGTAGCCGGAGTGGATGTGTTGGCTTTTGCCCAATCATCCACTATACACATTTTACCACATCATTAAGTGGAATTTGTGCCATCTTTTGTGTAAAGTCCGCTATATTTGGCCACATCCATCAAAAATTGCTCTTTCCTCCGGCTGAATGTTCTCTCGCTGATACCTGGAATCACGATCCGATTACGGGCATACTTGTGCTTGCCTTGGCAGTTGCGCATAATGCCATATATTAGCTGCCGCCGGATTGTATCGCTGCCGATATCTCTGCCGCAGCGGTCTATAGCATATTCCACCGCCAGCATTTTTTTGGTTTCCGGCCAGTTCTCTATGGCGGCCAGCTGCTCCGCCTTGCTCTCGGCGGGCCTACCAGCGCCCGATCCAGTTGGCATGCCCTCCGTAGCGCTATGCGTACCGCCCAAGATCTCCGCCCGGGCCTCTCGATACGCCCGCACCCGGCGCGGATATCCACGCACATAAGCAATGCACTCAAGCCGCACATCATAAGGCAGCGTCTTCTTTTTGCTCATTTGCCCTCCTTTACTCTGCACTGTTTACCATCTTATATTCGCCCCGCAGGGCCTTTTCGATGTCCGCCATCTTTACATAGCCGTTGTTTTTGGCATCCACCAGCTCCACAAGGCACTGCTGTAAGTATTCCAGACTGCGGGTGTCGTGCTCGTCCGCCGTCTCCTCCCGCACATGGAATCCGAGCTTGTCCAGCAGTACGCAGGAAACATTGTCCATGCATTGTTTGGTGCCATCCAGGCGGCCCAGTTCGTAGGCCTTAGCCGGATTATTTGGCACCGGTCTGCCGTTTGCCCTTTTGAGCATCGCTATTACCCCTTTCCTCGTATTTGCATACGCCCGGTGTATTTGCCACTGGGCAATAATCCGCACACGCTGGGCAATCTGCGTTGACGCAAACCTCGTCTTGCATCCACTTGCATTCATCAATCATCGCCGTCACCGTCCTCCAGATATTCGCACCACGGAAAACACACCACATCTGATCCTATTGCGGGGCATTCCAGCTCGTTAGGGCAAGTGCAAATTAACATTCCGCACCTTCCTTCCGTTCGCCGTAGGAGCAGAATTCGTCATATCCGCCGGCAACCATCCGGCAAACGTATGTTTTGAACTTCCGGCAATCGCGGCACCGTACCACGGGCACAGCGTCCACGGTTTGCATTGCTTTTACAAAGCAATACGTTTGCCTGTCGCATTTATCTCTGCAAACGCAATCTGCGCACACTTCTGCTTCGATGTCAACCAACCGCATTTTCAATCCCTCCGTTCATCTTCGCTCCTCCTTGATCTTATCTATCAGCAGTAGCCGCACCGCTTGACAGAGCGCATATATAAGGCTATTCTGCCAAATGCTACGCCGCTCCTTAATGCGGCGCATACCGTTCTCTATCTCCTCCAAGGCTTCCAGCATTGCGTCCTTATTCGCCATCGCTTGCCCTCCGTTCTCCGCAGCTGCAAAAATCGTCCGCATCAAACATCTTCCAATCTGGGCTTTCGTCCGGCCTACACGGAACTCCATCCAGCATAAATGTGGAATGCTGGTCACACCAGCCTTGCTGTTCGTGCCAATACTTGCAATCCTTGCACCGCACAACCTGCGCTGCATCCACGGTGGGCAGCTGCTCCGCATACTCCATCACAGTCTCGATGCCATTGATGAAATGCGTGTTGGCGTGTTCTTTGTCACAACGGTTCGCCCGAATGGGAAACTCTTGCAGTTTGTCAGCGTTAATCAGCCGCATCGTTACCGCCTCCTGAAAATAAGTTTGCATAGTTCGATGTCACAAAGCACCCACAGCGCCGCAGCAGCTATGGTTTCAGGCGATGCCGCCTTTAGGGCTTCGCCAGCACCCACCAGCTCAGAGAGGATCATGACCACATAAAGGCAGATCATTCGCTTGCGCCTCCGTCCATCTTCGCGCCGCAGTCCTCGCAGTATTTTTTGGTAGGCTTGTCCCAACTGCCTTCAGTGGTAATGACAAAGCCGCACACAGGGCAACACCACTCGTCCCCGCCAAGATGCGCCCACCGCCCATACACCACCGGGGTCACATCAGCGGCGGGAGCATCGCTTACTTCCCGCAACACTTTGGCAGCCAGCAAGTACGGTATTTCCTGTGGGCTTTCCGAAAACAAATCCTTGGTGTAAACAGCACCGTGATAACGCTTCGTGTTCTCGATTGCTCTCGCCCCGGCGTTCATGGCAAGTATGAGTTCTTCCGTGCGCTCGATGTATTCAGCCATTTTCAGCACCATCCCATTCTAACGGTTTGCCGCACATCGGACATTTTTCAGCCTTCTGCTCTTCGACCATCAGCCCCAACTGCCGATTGCAATGCGGGCAGTACGGTATATGCCACCAGCCGAAACTTCCGCCAAGTTTCC